AAGCATAAAGAACTTGCAGACATCTACTGTGCCTGCGCTGACGTTGAATGCGGCCATACCTTTGTGATGAATCTGACCTTTTCACACACATTAAGCCCGAGTGCAAAAAAAGGGGACATCCTTTTACAGCAAGTAATTCACTCAATGTCCCCACAGCAAAGACAGATGGCTTTAGAATTACTCCAGACACAAAGCGCCGCATAATCAAAAGCCTCCTTACTGGGGGCTTTTTGTATTAACGCCTTGTTTATGCATATCAGCGATTAACCCGGTCACAATTTCAGCAAGCCAGACCACTGCAACATCTTTATCTTCCTCGCTGTAAAGGTCGTTAACCAGCGTCCGAGTAATCAAATCAATACGTTGAAGCTGTACTGATTCCATATGAAAATCCTTCATCATTTCCCCCTAAAGCCAATAACTGTACATTCATACAGTATATTGAATACTCTGTAATATGAAACTATTTTTAAGTGTGACCTTCCAAAAAATTCCATATCCTTAGCCATAAGACATTGATTTAGCACCACCCCGGCCACATTTCGCCCGGCGTTCCCGCGCTTTCCTCACTAATTTTGCCGTTCCGGTATCGCAATTTGCCAACACCTGCATAATCCAGCCCGCTGCCGCGCATCAGGATCGCTATTTCGTCATCGCTTCCCTCAAAACCCCGACTTTTTAACTCCATCTCTAACCGTCTGCGCTCCGCGCCCGTACAGTTATTGACAGAACTCCAAGGGGCCGCGCTGCGGCCTAAAACAGCATCCTCCGCTGGCGCTTCGGACAACTTCGCAACCTTTTCCCACTTAACCAGGCGAGTGGGAACCTCGGAGCCAGCAACCTGCGGGCTATAGATACCCTGCACGCGCTGGACGTCTTCGCCGTATTCGTTGCCGCACTCCGTAATTTCATAAGCCAGGCGAATAACCAGATCGTCACGCGCAACCAGTGGGCCGCCCTGCGCCTGGGTGTATGCTGCCCAGTCCACAGCAACGTCTGCGGAAGCCAGCACAGCATCCATCCGGGGATCGTCCAGCGTCTGCCCGCGCATCCTGCGCAGCTCACGCCACACGGTGACGGGTGCGCCACCAATCTGCTGAAACTGACGTATACGCCAACGCGAAGACCACGCGGAGACCGCCTTGGCCATTTCTCTGGCGTTGCCGTCCGTCTCGCCGTCTTTCTCATTATCAAGCTCGTAACCGTCGATGTTTTTTGATATGTACTTGGCGATGTAGCCCGTGGCGCTGCCTTTAGCCGGATCGATATCTTCAGCATGGAAACGGGCTTTCATAGCCTGCGGCGTGTTCAGCTCGTCTGCGTCTTCCTCACGGGCATATTTCGCCATGATTTCAGTGGCGCGGGCTTTGTGTTCCGGCAGCATGAAAAACAACATGTGCCAGTGCGGTGTCCCGTCATGGTGAGGTTCAACCACACGGAAGCCAAACAGGTGGATCTCTTCACGCGAGAGCGCTGCGCGAATTTTTGTCCACACCTTACAAAGATACTTTTGCGTCTCTCGCGGGCTGCTGCCGTTCCACTGGGATACGAAACCGCCCCTACTGTGTACCGAGTGATAACGGGATGGCGCGGTGATGGTGTAGAACACACCCGCACAGCCCATATCGTTGGCAATATCTTCAAAACCTCGCATACGTCCCATGAGTTCACACCTCCTGATTGCCGGGTTAGCATTGCTGCGGTCAACGGTGGCCGCCATCGATATGCGGTCACCGTCGCCATTAATGAGATCAAATCGTTTGAAAAACTCGCGGTTTCGCTTCTTCTGCTCCACCCACTCGCCCAGCGTGCTTCGTGAAACATAGGCCGTAGCAGATCGCTGTACCTGCCCCACTGCGATGGCCATATGTTCCCGTTGCAGGTCGCGGCGGCGCTTCAGGCGTATACGCCACCACTCCGGGGCCATCATGCGCAGCAAACCGCTTTCAGCATGGCGGCGCTTTATGCGCCCGGTCTTCTTAACAGACTCCCAGTAAGGCGGCGTGGTGCCACACCTGATCGCCTCCTGCGCCAGATACACATAAGCATCAGCTGTGCGCTGTGCGGCTTCTTTTTTATCGGGGGCTTGTTCTGGCGCGGTTTCTTCCGTCCAGACGTTAAACGCTTCGCCTAGATAGTTGGCCACGTCATATGAGAGATCGCGGATTTGCTGGCGGTCATAGGTCGGCAGGCTGTCCAGCTGGTCTTTAAAGGGGGATGGCATCCCGTGGGTGTAGTCTTTCTGCCACTGCTGCGTGACCTTCTTCAGCCGTGGTAATACGTTCTTTCCGATAGTGTTGCGTAAAAACGTATTAGCGCGGCGGCGTCCGCTCTTGCCTGACTTCAGCAGCGTTTCGTAACGGTGGCCAAAATACCCGGCGAGAAAATCGGGCATATCATGCAGAAACTGACTGCGCCAGCTGTGATCGACTGCATCAGCGTGCCACAGCTTCAGCTCAATAATGGAGATATCACGCGGCGCACCAGGCGCGAAGACATCACGCCGAAACTTATTAACAGCGTGATAGTGCTCCGGGGCAAAATTTATTTCGTGGGTGCCACTCATGAACGGCACTGTATTCCACTGCGTTTAGATGGGCGGGGGTCATTCGGGTAACGTGTAGCGATGATTTCAGGCGCGGCCACGCGAGTGCCGGCCGATGCGCCAACGGAGCGCGCAACGTTAATTTTATGCAGATCAAAACGCCCGAAACCGTACTGGCCAGAGGTAAGCAAGCTGTCACTGTTGGAAGCAACAACGGGATAGCCCTGCATGGCCAGCGCATGAAGCCTGTTCGCAAGTGCCTGCTGCTGGTCTGTACTGAAGCCGCCAGTATGATATCCCGTAAAGCTCTCTTTCCCCTCCAGCGGGTTATAAGGTGGATCGCAATAAATCACATCACCATCGCGCACCATGGCCAGCGTCTCACTGAAATCAGCGCAGATGAACGTTGCCCGCTTAGCCTTTTCTGCAAACGCACGGATCTCGGCCTCCGGAAAATACGGGGCTTTATATTTGCCATAGGGGACGTTGAACTGGCCAGCCTGGTTATATCGCACCATGCCGTTGTAACAATGGCGGTTCAGGTAAAGAAACGTGGCGGCTTTAGCGTCAGGGCTTTGAATGTCACTGTTGAATTTCAGGCGAAAACGGTAAAACTCCTCAGCATTATTCCGCGTAGTAAAAAGGGATGACGCGAAAAAAATCACGGCATCTGGGTTTTTTACCAACCGCTGATAAAAGTTGATCAGGTCTGGATTGATATCAGCGATCAGATATTCGTCATAGTCAGTATTCATCATGACAGCGCAGGAGCCTGCGAACGGCTCAACCAGGCGTTTACCCTCCGGCAGATGCTTCTTCAATTCTTCCATCGCCCGGCCTTTGCTGCCCGGCCATTTCAGTGGTGTACGTTGTGCCATCTTCCCTACCCTCAGTCGTAATTATTTAATTCGTAGCGCTCAGCTTTCACTGCTTTCAAAACCCCGTGCAGCCATACGGCAAAGCCTGCTATACAAAGCAGGCTTATTAACGTGATGGTCAGTGCCATTGATTTACCCAGGTAGCTGACTCTTCGCGCATCAGCTCGACAATCTCCACAGCTGACAGCTGGTCGATGCTGGCGCGGGTAGCCATTTGATCAAGGCGACCTGAAAGCAGAGTGGCCATATCCTTGCGCCCTTCGGTGTGCGCGTTAGTGCAGCTCTCCTGCACCATATCGGCAGAAGGAGAGGTGTTTTTTTTGATGTCCTGACGGGTCATTTTCATGGGTTTTTCTCCGGTTCAGAGCGCAGAAATCCCCGGCCGCAATTAAGGGGCCGTGCGATTCCTGCGGGATTTATTAGTGGGTGACGTCTGGGCGTTTCAGAATGGCTTGATCAAACGGTGATGCAGCCGAACGATTAACAGCGGGAAGCTGATGTAGTTCGATAGTCAGTTTCCACCACGCGGAGATCGCCGTGGTGATAGTCCCCTGCCCCAGTAATCCGGCAATGTAATAGAGAGAGCGAATCGCGCTGATTGCCTCGACCTGCGCAATGCTGGTTTCAGCCTCACGATAAACCCGGCTCCATAGAGCAGCGCCCGCAGCCAGCCATTGCCGCTTATCGTCTAAATGTTCCGTATCATTGAACAGGAACGGGCGCAGCGAAACCTGCGGGCCAACTACCGCGCATTTAGTCAGGAAAAATTCAGCGTACTCAGCGCTGACGCCCCATACAGTGAAATCAGCCAGCAACCCGGCCTTTTCAACGGTGATGATTTTCATTGCTGCTCTCCAGCTTGATTTCTGTCATGTTCGCCAGCGGTCAGCGGCATGATGATGTGCGGTGCTATGACCATTTCCTGTCGCTGGCAGATTGGCGTTGCGTTGCAGTCAGGGCGTTCCGAAGTCCTGCGGGTGAAACTGGTGCGGGACAAACTGCCAAAACCATCGAACATATCGCGAGCCATCTGAATGCCGGTACGCAGCTGGACCATGCCCCGCGAATCAATACGGGCGTAAAGCTCGCGCCAGTTGCAACCGGAAAGGTGATGATTAAAGTTCTGCGAACCGGATAACGAGGCGGCGTGAAGCACCAACCCGCGCATTTCTGGCTTCAGCGAGTCCCAAAAATCAGCGGCCTTTGACTGCTTGCTGTTAATCTGCTGGCGGATACGCTCCAGCCATTTCTGGTTATCTGCCACGTTTGCCCCCTACTAATTCCAATAAACGAGAGAAAGCCGAACGGCGGCGGGCCTGCACTGCGGGTTTAACCCCCGGCGCTGGTTGCCAGCGTTGACCGTTAGAAAGTTCGATCCAGCCATGGCCGAAACTGGGCAGCTGCTGAGAAACACAATTTCTCTTTAGATATCTGACGAATATGAACATTAATAATTCCTTATAGTCAGTGTTAGAATCGCTACTGCGTTGGCACTAAAGTCAGCCGAAATAGCTAAAACACAAGGAGCATCAAGTGGAATCAAAAAAACCTGTTGAGGTGGTTTTCCCAAACGCAATTGAATGCCGCGTATTTGAAGATTTAAAATACGTAGGCTTAAAATTCAGCCGCCTCAAAAATGACCCACCGTTTACCGAAAATCATCAACACCCATTTCACGCACTAACAGCTGAAATGGCTGAAGATGTTATCCTTTCACTGATTGATTATTTGAATAGACTCGATGGAAAATCACGGCGTCTGAAATTAGATAATCTTTAACAATCTCTCCTTCAGAGCGATAAGTACGGCGAAAAATACACTTCCCGTTACTTAGGTATTTACGGCAGTGTGGATCTGACTTCGCGCTGCCGTTTTTGATTACAGTTTTCATAGGGCTGCCTTACATCATTCCGGGCATGGTAGCGCTGACCAGATCGACAGCTGCGGCCACCATAGGGGTGGATTGAAACCGGGATTCGACAGTGAGCATGATTAGCGACAGATTGCGGATCGCATTACTCGCCCGGTCTAAGATGGCGTTTTTACGCGCCTGGGTTAGCGGTTCATCAGATACAGCCTGGCCAGCAATCGCGCCCACATCCGCCGTGGCGTTGAGCGCGTATACAGGTACGCTGCTGTTCATGACCTCATTGATCGGCACGGACGGCAGACAGTTAAGCTGCGCCAGAACACCATCAATCAGGCGGGCATCATCGGTATAAACAACGATGGCCAGCAGGTCTTCCACGGTCAGCTTGTGCGGCTGGTCCGGGTTCAGCTTGTTGCGTAATACCTGCGGGGTCAGTCCAACGGCGCGGGCTGTTGCCTCGACGTTGTTGGCCAGCGCAAACGCTCGGCAAGCTGCATCAAAATGGGGGTGTTTAGATTCGACGTAATCAAACATGGCCGCAGTTCCCTATTGGGTACAAGATGGATCGCGCCCAACAATAATCTGGAAGCGATTGTGGCCAAGTGCCTGACGGGTCTGGCGTTCGATGTACTTCAGGTAATGGATGGCCACACGACCATTTTTGTGAGTTTTTTTATCTTGGGAAAGAATCCCCTTTTCGCACCAAGAGCGAACTGTACGAACCTTTAGCCCATGTAGCTCACCAAACTCCTTTGGCGTCACTTTCGCCTTAGGGATATAAATTGAAATCATCGTTGCCATAGGGCATATTCTCCTATTGGGTTACTGTGAGTTAACACTTCTCGTACACAAGGTCGCACTTGGGTACTAGGCAAAGATAGGATCTTGAACTGGTCATGTCAACAGATAAAATCGCAACTGAGATTAAGCTAACACCGCAAGAGGGTGGCAGGGGTGCTATAGAGCGCATCATGGAGGCATACGGGTATGGGATGCGCCAGCAGCTATCGGACCACCTTGGGATTTCGAAAAGCACACTGGCGAACAGATGGATGCGTGACACATTTCCATTTGATTGGGTAATCCTGTGCTCAATTGAGACCAAGGCTTCACTGACCTGGCTTATGACGGGCAAGGGTCCAGCCTTTGACCCTAGAGAATCTGATGTTGTAAGTGTGAATAACATCAAGTTAATTGAAGGGGCTATTCATCAGGCTAGCTATACTCTTTTTGATTTATCGTTTCTTAAACGTGAATTAAAAAAACCTATTCAGCTGATTGATGTTAATAATAGATTCATCATCGAAACCTCATTCACTGATATTACAGATGGACTATGGCTTGTAGAAATTGATGGCGCACACAGTCTTAAAAGGGTTTCGCGCCTACCCAATAAAAAAATACGGGTAAGCGATGATGGAATTACATTTGAATGCGGATATGATGACGTAAATCCAATTGGCCGCGTAGCAATGACAATTAGTTATTTATAAGGTTTAACTGTGAGTATTCGAAAGCTCAACGATGGAAAGTGGTTATGTGAATGCTACCCATCTGGACGCAAAGGAAAGCGTGTTCGCAAACAGTTTGCGACTAAAGGAGAGGCTGCAGCTTTCGAAAAACATATAATGACTGAGGCTGATAATAAACCATGGCTGGGTGAAAAGAATGATACGAGAACGCTTAGTGAACTTATAGATTTGTGGGCTAAGGTTCACGCTGTGACTTTATCAGCTGGTAGCTCAATACTCGCCCGGCTGGACATTGTGTGTGAGTCCTTGGGCGATCCGATTGCTGCCACCATTACAAGCGAAGACTTATCAGAGCACAGAATAAGAAGATTAGAGGGTAAAGTTTACAGAAAAAAATCTGGCCGTTATTTAAAACCAATGTCTATTGGTGCTATCAATATAGAATGCACTTGCCTAATTTCTCTATTTAATAGATTGAGAAAACTCAAATACATAAAGTACCCTAACCCTGTTTCAGATTTAGAGCCATTCAAAACAAAGCAAAGTGAACTCTCTTTTTTGAGGGGTGAAGAAATTACAGCGCTAATTGCAGCTTGTGAGAAATATAATAACGACGACTTAACAGCCGTAGTTAAAATATGCCTAAGCACTGGCTGTAGATGGAACGAGGCGGCTATGATGTCTGGCTCTCAACTCATACCACACAAAATTACTTTTACAAAAACCAAAAGTGGTAAAAATCGGACCGTTCCTATATCAAAAGAACTTTACGATAGCATCCCAAAAAAGCAAGGTCGGTTATTTTCTAATGTTTATAAGCGTTTCAAATCAGTAATAAAAATGGCAGGCATTGAATTACCAAAAAATCAGTTTACCCATGTATTACGACACACTTTTGCAAGCCATTTTATGATGAACGGCGGCAATATTCTTGTGCTCAAGGAAATACTGGGTCACTCTGAAATCACCATGACCATGATTTACGCTCACTTTTCACCCAATCATCTTGAAGATGCCACGACCAAAAACCCGTTAACTCAGCGTGGGGACATTCGCCCATGA